ACGGCGTTAAGACAATAACCGACTTGCCCGATTCCGCATTAGCTGAGGTTAAAGTGAAATTGGTGTCGCTATGGGATTAAAACATGCGAAATTGAGCGCAAGCTCAAGCCACCGCTGGCTGTATTGCGCAGGTAGTGTTAAGGCCGAAGAAGGCTATCCGAACGGCACAAGCGCCGCAGCAATGGAAGGCACCGCAGCGCACGAGCTTGGTGACTTGTGCCTTACTGGTGGCGGGTTTTGCTCGAACTACTTGGGCAAGCTTCTACCTGAAACGCAGGCCGAAGTAACGCAAGAAATGGCCGACAATGTGCAAACCTATGTTGATTTTGTTAAATCGTTTGGCGGGCAACAAGAGTATGAAGTGCGTTTAGATTTTAGTGAATGGGTGCCCGAAGGCTTCGGCACTTCGGACGCCGTTGCGCTTGTCGGCGATCACCTGCACGTCATTGATTTGAAATACGGCAAGGGTGTTAAGGTTGACGCATTCGAGAACACCCAAGCGCTGCTATATGCGCTTGGGGCGTATGATATTTATTCGACTTTGCAAAATATCGAGCGCGTTAGCCTTCACATAGTCCAGCCAAGGCTCGACAATATCGATACTTGGACAATCGACACGCTAACACTTTTAAAATGGGGCGAGTGGGTTGTGCAACGCGCGCAGGCAGCACTAAGCGAAAACGCACCGCGCACCCCAAGCCTGCACACTTGCCAATGGTGTGCGGCTAAGGCGCAATGCCCAGCGCTTAAATCCGAGACTGAGCGCGTTATTCTGAGCGGGTTTGACGATTGCGACGAATTGCAACCACCGCAAAAGCTGAATGATAGCGAACTACGTGCAGCACTTGAATCGAAGAAGCTTATTCTTAGCTGGCTTGATGCTGTTGAGGATTTAGTTGTTTCTCGCCTGAGTGACGGCGAACCGTTCGCAGGGTTTAAACTTGTCGAAGGTCGAAGCTCACGCAATTGGGCGAAAAACAGCGAGACGGCACTGCTTGAAAAGTTTGGCGAAAGCATGACGGTCGAAAGCTTTATTTCGCCAGCACAGGCCGAAAAGCTTTTAGGTAAAGCGCACCTAGCAGCACTTAACGAATATATTGTGAAGTCGAATGGGAAGCCAACGCTTGCGCTAGAAAGCGACAAGCGCAAGGCGATACAAGCAAGCGCAAATGATTTTGACAATATCGAATAAAACCGTAGCGCAGCTCTAACAAGTTGCGCTATACTCAACCCACGCCGCAAGGTGTAAAACATAAACCTAAACTTTACGAGAAAATTAAAATGCAAATTAAACTTAAAAACGTCCGCCTTTCCTTCCCTGCCCTTTTCAAAAAAGCCGTGTTCAACGGTGAAGAAACAAAATTTGAAGCAACTTTTCTTTTAAATAAAGAAGATCATGCCGACATTGTTAAGGAAATTGAAAAAGCAATTGCTGAAAAAGTCAAAACCGACTTAAAAGGCGCAAAAATCGGAGCCGATAAACTTTGTTTAAAGGACGGTGACGACTTCGCTTATGACGGTTATGCTGGATGCTTTAGCATTAAAGCATCCAACAGCAAGCGCCCGCTGGTTATCAATAAAGACAAATCCCCATTGGCTGAGGATGACAACAAGATTTACTCAGGTTGCTACGTTAATGCCAATGTTGAATTGTGGGCGCAAAATAACGCTTACGGCAAACGCATTAACGCCACGTTATTGGGCGTACAATTCAGCAAAGACGGCGAGCCATTCAGCGAAGGCGGTTCGAGTGCAAGCGTTAACGACTTTGATTCTGTTGACGATGATGAAGATTTTTAATTTTTAAACTCCCTCCTTGGCCGCTTCATTGCGGCCTTTTTTACTTTTATAGGCCACCCCTATGATTATTATTGACGTTGAATGCTATAAAAATTATTTCCTTCTCGCCGCACTTTCTACTGAAACGCAAAATGTAAAAACTTTCGAGCTTCACGCCGATTGCAAGCTTGACCGTGGCGCATTGTCTAGCCTAATGTCTCGAAAGTTAACAGGTTCGTTTAATGGCAATGGCTACGACTTACCCATTATCGCCGCTGCAATCGCAGGCGCAACAAACGCAGAACTTAAAAAAATATCCGATGGTATTATCAAATCGAAACAGCCCGCATGGCGAGTGCTGCGCGATTTAAAAATCGAAGTGCCTAAAAATTGGAATCACATTGATTGCCTCGAAGTGGCACAAGGCCAAGCAAGCCTCAAGATTTACGGCGGGCGGTTAGGCGCTAAAAAGCTGCAAGACTTGCCGATTGAACCTGATGATTTAATAACACCGGAACAGCGCGAACTAATGCGCGCATATTGTGTTAACGATTTAAAAACGACCGAACTGTTATTTAATACCCTATCAAAACAAATAAAACTGCGCGAGCAAATGGGCGCGAAGTACGGCATGGATTTACGCAGTAAGTCCGATGCCCAGATTGCCGAAACAATTATCTTGAGCGAACTGAAAGCGGTAACGGGAAAAAGCTATCGCCCTGCAAACTTGCCTGACGATTTTAGTTTTCATTATCAAAACCCAAAAATAGTTAGCTTTGATTCTGAAAACTTAACGGCCATTTTTAACCGCATTTTAAAAACACCTTTTGCATTAGCGGGTAACGGTTCCGTCACCCTTCCCGACTTTTTAAAACGCGAAAAAGTAAAGGTTGGCGGTGTCGATTATCAAATGGGTATTGGTGGGCTACATAGCTGCGAAAAGTCGCAATATATAAAGCCCGCAGCGGATGAATTGCTTTTTGATTTAGACGTTGCCAGCTATTACCCTAATATTATTTTACAACAAAACCTATCGCCTACCGCCTTGGGAGCACCATTCTTGAGATTGTATAAAGCTATGGTTACTGAGCGCATAGCGGCTAAAAATTCAGGCGATAAGGTGAAAGCAGACACATTAAAAATTTGTTTGAACGGTAGCTTTGGTAAACTAGGCTCAAAATATAGCGCGCTCTTCGCGCCCGAATTATTACTGCAAACCACAATGACTGGCCAATTGTGCTTATTAATGCTGATCGAGCGCATAACCGCTACTGGCGCGCGCATTGTTAGCGCCAATACTGACGGCATTGTTATTCTTTGCAAGAAGGCACTCCAGAGCGCCGTAATGAGTGCGGCTTTTGATTGGGAACTCGACACAACCTTTACGCTAGAGCGCACAGATTATGCCGCTATTGCCTCGCGCGACGTTAATAACTATGTGGCTGTGAAAGTTGACGGGTCGACAAAAGGCAAAGGCGTTTTTACAGGTTCGAGCATTTCAAAAAACCCTAACGGCGAAATTATTTTTGAAGCAGTTGCGCAAACAATCGCGCAGCAGGGTAACGCGCAAACCGTCAAAAACATAATCTGTAACAGCACCGACATTAAAAAGTTTTTAACTGTTCGCAAAGTTCAAGGCGGCGCAGTATGGCGAGGTGAAAAACTAGGGCGCGCTGTTCGCTTTTACAATTCGCTAACTGTTAAAAGTGATGAGTCAATACACTATTTGTTAAATAATAACCGTGTACCTAACAGCGCTGGCTGTAAGCCGCGCATGGATTTACCCGATACTTTGCCGAATGATATTGATTACCATGCCTATGTTGTCGCCGCTGAAAAATTATTGTGTGAGGTTGGTTATGTTTGAACGCGATATAGAAAAGACATTGTGCGAACGGGTCAAAGCATTGGGCGGACTTTGTGAGAAATTCACCAGTCCTAACCGCAAAGGCGTACCGGATCGCATTATTAGCTTGCCCGGCGGCATTATTATTTTTGTCGAGTGTAAAGCCACGGGTGCACGGCCAACTAAACTACAACACCGCGACCACGAGCGCCGCCGCGCTTTGGGGTTTGACGTTCGCGTTATTGACAAGGTGGAGACCGCCAATGCTTTCCCGAATTGATTTGCATGAGTATCAAGAACGTGGCGTTTCGTTTATTAAAGAGCGCAAACGCTGCGCCCTATGGCTAGACATGGGTTTGGGCAAAACAACGACAACACTGACCGCAATAAGCGATCTGCTCGACTCGTTTGCTGTTGCGCGCGTGCTAATTATTGCGCCGTTGCGTGTCGCCAATTCCGTTTGGCCTGTTGAGATTAAAAAATGGCAACACCTGACGCATTTACAAATTGCAGTTGTAACAGGTAGCGAACGCGAACGAATAAGCGCACTTCAAAAAGGCTTTGATATTTGTGCGATCAATCGTGAAAACGCGGGTTGGTTAGTTGATTTTTACGGTAAAAAATGGCCGTTTGATGCTGTTGTTATTGATGAGTCAAGCAGTTTTAAAAACGCATCGAGTCAACGGTTTAAGGCGCTTAAAAAGATTTTGCCGTTTACTAATTACTTTGTGAATTTGACAGGCACACCAAGCCCAAACGGTCTGCTTGATGTATGGGCACAAACCTACCTTCTTGATTTTGGCGAGTCGTTAGGGCGCACAATGACAAATTATAAAAACCGTTTTTTTGAAGCTGATTACATGGGCTACAAATTCACACCACGCGCTGGCAGTGCTGAAAAGATACAAAATGCGCTTGCCCCATTAACGCTCTCAATGAGCGCCAACGACTACTTAGAACTTCCCGAACGTATCGACTTGATCGAAGCAGTGACACTGCCGCCAAAAATACAAAAAGCGTATTGTGAATTTGAGCGCGAACTATTCGCAGAATTCAGCAATGGTGATGAGATTGAAGCCCTAAGCGCTGCAGCATTGGCAGGCAAGTTATTGCAATGGTGCAACGGTGCGGTTTATGTCGATGCACTTAAAAACTTCAATGTGCTGCATGACTGCAAACTTGACGCGCTTGCTGAAATTATCGAGAACAACGACGGGGAAAACATTCTTGTTGCTTACAATTTTAAAAGCGACCTTGACCGATTAAAAAAGCGATTTCCTCAAGCTGTGCAACTCGACAAAAACCCAGATACCGTTAACGATTGGAACAACGGTAAAATAAAACTATTGTTAGCGCACCCAGCAAGCGCAGGGCACGGCCTTAATCTTCAACACGGCGGCGCACTGGCCGTATGGTTCGGGTTAACGTGGAGCCTTGAGAACTACCTACAATTTAATGCAAGGTTGCACAGGCAAGGGCAAACGCGCCCTGTGCGCATAGTTCACATTGTTGCAGCCGAGTGTATTGATTCCAGAATTATGAGCGTTATTGCTGAGAAAGACGCAACGCAGTTAAGTTTATTAACCGCCTTAAAATAAAAAACCCTCTTAATTGAGGGTTTTGTCTAACTTAAAATAAGCAATCAGATAATCAATCTGTTGCTGTATCCACTCTTGTTCCTGCATTACTTAAAAACTCACTATACATTCTTGAATAAATCGCTAACTTTTCAGCATCACGCCCCTTTGTGCCTTTAAAATTCAGGCGCAGAGAATACTTGATGCAGTTGCCCAGAAGATACCCTTCGAGCTGCTCGGGCGTTAGCTTTGCCGTCATCACCGCAAGCACTTCAATACCACCGGCGTCATAGTAATTACTTTTTTCGTCAATGCTCATGTTTTACACCTTGTTTTGTCAATAGTGGTTTTTGTCCATCGTTAAGCGGCCACTTCATGACGTGACCGCAGTTTTTTTCGGCGCACTTTTTCTCACCCGTACTCATAAGCGATATCAGGTAATTACTGCCGCACTTTTCACGCTGTTTCACTTTTAACCCGCCTATACGTTGTTTTAACTTCAATTTCAATGCCTGCCCATGCCAGCAAATAGCGCGGCAGCACATTCTGACGGCCATTGAGCGCGTTCATAATCGCGTGCCGGGTAACGCCCATTTGTGACGCAGAACGTGTAAAGCCGCCCTCTTGCTTTATTTTGTTGCCAATTACCGCTATTGCCTGCGCTTCATTCATTTTAACACCTCGTTAGTTTGTAAATTTATTTTACATTAGTTAAAAATAATTACAACCTTCGCTTGCATACTGTTAAAAACTTATTTACACTGGTGACACACAAACAAGAATAGGAGTGCATAAAATGGGTGAATTGTGCAGGGTTGGTATTGAAGAGCTTGCTTATGATATGAACTGTGTCGAGCGCACAAATGATGATCAAATGGAGAGATACGTTTTTGCGCTTGAAGAGTTAAATGAAGGTCGTGGAATTTGGTTAGATTCATGCTGCTGCGTTATGAACCTAACCATGCTGATCGAAAATGAAGAAGATGAGCACCTTTGCAATTTGATCGACAATCATATCAATGTAGCAGCGCGCTACATTGGAAAAACACTCGACCCGATAG